ACAACATATGCACCGGGTTTAAGCCGTCCGAGTTCATCCTCGTAGGTGGTAGGCCAGCAATGGGCAAGACCCTGCTCGCTCTCCAAATAGCGATGAATCAAGCCATGGCCGAAATCCCCGTCGTGTTCTTCACGATGGAGATGTCAGCAGACCAACTGACCCAGCGGATGCTTTCCAACCTTGGAACGATGGACGGCTCTGCATTCCTCAAGCCCGACGAGCGAATCAGCACCGAGCAGTACCTGACCTTGGCACAAAAGGCCGACCAACTCAAAGGGAAGCCTCTCTACATCGTGGACCTGCACCAAGCAAACCTTGACCGAATCGAGGGCGAGATAGCAAAACTCAAGGCCAAGTTCGGAATCGTTGGCTTTTACCTCGACTACCTGCAACTCGTAGAACCCGCCAAGATTGACAAGCCCAAGCCCAAAATCGAGCAGATGACCAACATCAGCAAGCAACTCAAAGCAATCTGCAAGAGGCAAAAGGTCTTCGGGGTCGTGGTTTCTTCGCTCTCAAGGGCAACCGAAGGCAGGGCCGACCATCGTCCTATCATGTCCGACCTTCGGGAAACCGGGCAACTGGAGTTCGATGCCGACAAAATCGCTTTCGTGTACCGCCCCTACGAACACGACAAGAACGCAGAGCAGGACCTCATGGAAGTCATCTTCCGAAAGAACAGGAACGGAAGCCTTGGAATCGCCCAAGTCCAATGTCAACTGCCGTATACTAAAGCCAACGAATACCCCCTATGACCCCGGAATACACCCTGCAAGCAGCCTGCGTCAAGTTGTTCAAACTCCTAAAGCCCCACGAAGAAGGGCGGTTGTTCCTGAACCTAAACAACCCCCGAAGCCGAACCAACGGTCATTTTCTCAAAGGCATCGGCCTGACCGCTGGGGTTGCAGACATGACCTACCTGTCCGACAAAGGGGCTATCTTCCTTGAGTTCAAAGCCGAGAAAGGCAAGCAGTCCCTCTCGCAGAAGTGGTGGCAGGGAGTGGTCCAAGAGGCAGGGTACAGGTACGAGGTCATCCGAAGCATTGAGGATTTTCAGCGAGTGGTTGCAAGTGTGGAATAGTTGTGTAGATTTGTTCCATGCGATTCCTACTGCTGCTCCTGCTGACCGCTTGCACCAACGACCGCCCTTGGAAGGTGATTGAGGTGCGGGCCAAGGGGGATGCCTGCGAGTATGTGCTGTCCCGTAGCAACGGATTCGGGCCGCAAGTCAAGACCCTGACCGATTCGTGTGGGAGGTATCAACTATTTCAAACCTTAAACTTATGATATGGAATTTATTGGAATACATATTGCTTACGAACCAAACGCATGGTTTTGGATTACATTACTAAACTTTGATTGGAAAGACCAAAGCAGAAGTTTTTTACATATTGAAAAAAATAACAGCGTTTGGAAGTTCCAGTTTTTATGGTTGTCAAATAACTGTTGGATTATCGGCTGATTGCCACCAACTCGCTCATTCGTGAACCCAACCAAACCTTAAGCCTATGAAACGATTCTTAGTATTTGCAGGTGATGCCTATTATCCTGAGGGAGGGATGCATGATTTTCAGGAGGACTTTGACACCTTGGAAGAGGCAAGAAGTTTTGAAGCAAAAATCAAAGAAAAATTTAAACTTTTATGGAAGGATAACTGGAAGGATTTCAATTGGACCGAGATTTGGGATTCGGAAACACGAACCCATGTGTAAAGACCATTTCGTTGACACCACCAAAATGCTAAACCCCAACCCCATGAAAACCACACCAACCGATTTCCGACGCTGGCAACTCCACATCCGCAAGGAGTGCGTCAACTGCAACCGCCCCGACAAAAGCGAAACCATCAAGGCTTGGTCCGTCAACTGGACCCTGCTCGGTCGAATCCTCCAAGCCAAAAACGCCTAACCCATGCCCTGGATAAGACCCCAAGACCAAATGCCCAAGGAGGGCGAACCTGTGCTGATTACTGACAAGGAAGGAATGCAAATCGTTGCTTGGATTCCGTACGGCCAAGATGTGTGGTGTAGTGAGAACCACACCTGGTTCACTCACGAAGTCAACTACTGGATGCCCATCCCCGAAATAGTTTAAGCCATGACCACCACAAAAGAAAAAGAACTTGCTGCGTATGTAAATTATTTGACCGACAAACTCAAAATTTACAACATCTTTTTTCAGGACTTTGAAGCATGGAAAAAACGGCAATACCCAACCTTTTTTCCCCCACCCCCCAGCAAATGACCCCAGCCCTCATCCACCACCTCGTTGATACCACGGCAGCCATCTTCGGCATAACGCCCGACCAGGTGCGGTCCCCGTCAAGGGAACGGCCCTGCGTTATCGCTCGCAACATCGTGGCCGACATCGCCTACAACGAATACCTGTTCACCTTCATGGCCATCGGCAAGGAACTGAACCGCCACTATAGTACGATAATCATAAACCTTGAATCCTTTCACAACGACTGCAAGGCCAAGCCGCAACTGCGGTACCTACGGAGGCAAGTTTTCAACAATGCCCAAGAGTATTTGCAGACCGCTGAAGGGGCGTACATAACTGATACCCTGCAACTTCCGAGCGGAGAATAGGGCCAAACCGCCTGCCTACCTTGGGGGGGTGCTTAACTGCATCCCTCTTTTTTTTGCAATCTTTGTGCATGCAGTCAGCAGAACAAACGATACTGGAACTCTACCGCACGGGCGAAATCCGAAAAGCCTGCCTCACCATCACAGGCGGCGACCCGCTTTGGAGGGACCTGGAGCAGGAGTGCGTCCTCATCCTGCTGGAAAAGGACCCCGCCAAAATCCTGCAAATCCAGTCGCAGGGCTACTTCAAGTTCTATGTGGTGCGGTTGCTGCTGAACCTGTACCGAGGCAAGAATAACCAGTTCGCCCAAAAGTACCGCCATCACGATCTACTGGAGGAACTCAACCCCGATGCCCCTATATCCCAAGCCGAGTACGATTCGCTGATGGACGACCTTTGGGCCATCGCCGAAGCCGAGATGGACACTTGGGCCAAGGACGGGGCGTTCCCGTACGACAAGGAGTTGCTGAAACTGCACCTGCGCACGGGTAACATGAAGAAACTTTCAAGGGACACGGGCATACCGTACCGCTCCATAATTTACTCAATAGACCAAGCCAAGGCCAAAATCAAGGCCGCCATTCAAGCCCATGGACACGCTGATATTTCCCCTGCTGATTAGTTCGCTCACGGCCCTCGCCATTGCGGAATACCATGTCCTCCCCCAATGGTGGTACAAGACCTGGTTCGCCCGACACAAGCCGTTCTCCTGCGTCACCTGCCTCACCTTTTGGGTGGCGGTGGCCCTGACCCTGCCCACCTGCGGTTGGGTTCTCGCTCCTGTTTACGGCCTCGCATCGGCAGGGCTGACCGTTGTCATTTTGCAACTGACCAACCGATGACCCAAGACGAATACCTGCTCGCAACCAAGCACCGCCACTACTGGGACCAGTATCAGGCCGCCCTGTTCATGCGGTTATCCCCCGAAGCGGTCCATGACTTGCAGACCATCCTTGTCGCCCACGGCAGACCCAACACAAATTGGTGGTGCGCTGACTGCGTAAAATCGGCCCTCCAATACATTTACGAACAGGCGGACCTATTCGCCGAAGCCAACCAGCACCAAGTCAGCCATGCCCTCAACAACCCCAATCCATGACCAATTCCAAACCTATGCCGACTATGGCGAAGGCGTGCGCAATAACGCCAAACGGGGCATTGAACTCAACGAGAGGAACGGCAACAAGTGCGCAACCCAAACAGGCAAGGTCAGGGCGCAGCAACTCGCCAACGGGGAAGGGGTATCCCTTGCAACGATTAAACGGATGCACTCCTACCTTTCCCGTGCGGAAACCTACTACGACAACGCTGACTCTTCCAGCGACTGCGGCTATATCAGTTACCTCCTTTGGGGTGGCAAAGCGGCCCTTGGGTGGAGCAGGAATAAACTTCGGGAACTTGGCGAACTCGACTAAAGCACCCAACGAAGAAGCCCAGGTCCAAGCCCGCATGGATTCGCTGATGATGGTCATCACCACCCTCTGCGACTGCATTGGGGCGGTGGAGGAATCTAATGCTCCAAACGCTTTTGCGGTCAAGATGAAAATCGTGGACAAGATTGACGAATTGATTGACAAAATCGAATACTGATGCACCCAACGAGGATATTCAAGACCCCCGAAGACCTTGGGAAAGCATGGGCCGCCTTCAAGGAGGATGTCAAAGCCCAAGGCGAACAATGGAAGCGGGTGCAGTATGTCGGGAAGGACGGGTTGAAGAAGGAAGACCCCGCCAAAGTGCCGCTGACCTTGGAAGGGTTCAAGCGTTTTTGCCGCAATAATTACGGGGAGGTCCAGCACTATTTTGACAACAAAGAGGGTTACTACGAGGAGTTCGGGGTTATCTGCCGTGCGATTCGGGAAGAAATCCGAGAGGACCAAATCATCGGGGGGATGCTCTCGTTCTACAACCCCTCCATCACGCAGCGGTTGAACGGTCTTGTAGAAAAGCAGGAAACCAGCGTCACCATCGAGCAGCCGCTTTTTGGGGAATAGTATTGCGGGTTTGCAAAAGGCTCGTATCTTTGTGTCAGTCAGGTGGCGGAATTGAGCATCGGCTTACGATAGTCCTTCAAACGGGAAGTGCGCATACCCTACTATCGGCCCTCCCCTGACTACACGGCTATGTGGTGGGAGGCACACACGCCCCAAAACGGGGTTTTCGCAGGTTCAACTCCTGCCATGGCCACAAAACCATTTCGTTGACGCCAACAAAATGCTGTTCCAGTACACCACCGCCATCAAGAAGATTCGGGCAATGAAGGCCCGAAAGAAAGTCATACAGGGCGGAACAAGTGCGAGCAAAACATTCGGCATCCTTGCGGTCCTGATTGACCACGCCGCCCGCCATCCCAAGTCCGAGATTTCGGTTGTGTCCGAATCCGTCCCTCACCTACGACGGGGGGCGATAAAGGACTTCGCCAAGATTATGCAATGGACGCACAGGTGGGTTCCTGACCGCTGGAACAAGACCCTACTGCAATACAACTTCGCCAACGGTTCCACGATTGAGTTTTTTTCCGCTGATTCCGAGGCTCGCCTCCGAGGGGCAAGGCGGCAAATCCTCTACATCAACGAGGCCAACAATATTGACTTCGATTCCTACTACCAGTTGGCGATTCGTACAAGTCAGGAGATTTACATCGACTTCAACCCGACCCACGAATTTTGGGCGCACACCGAGGTCCTCCCCGAAACGGATGCAGAGTTCCTCATACTGACCTACCAAGACAACGAGGCTCTTCCCGACACCATCCGCAACGACATTGAACTAAACCGCACCAAAGCCGAAACATCCGCATACTGGGCGAATTGGTGGAAGGTGTACGGGTTGGGGCAGGTAGGAACGCTCCAAGGTGCGATATACGGCGATTACACGGTGGTTGAGGGTATTGACCCATCCACGATGAAATTCGTCGCCTACGGGCTTGACTGGGGGTTCAGCGCAGACCCTACGGCCTTGGTTGCCGTGTACCGCAGGGGGGACGACTTGTTCGTTCACGAACTGCTCTACCACCGAGGGCTTACCAATAGCGACATCGCCACCCGCTTAAAAGAGTTCGGCATCACACGGGCTTGGGAGATTGTGGCCGATTCAGCAGAGCCCAAGAGCATTGAGGAAATCTATCGCTTGGGGTTCAACATCAAGCCCGCATCCAAGGGACCCGATTCTGTCAGACAGGGGATAGATGTGGTCAAGCGGTTCAACCTTCATGTGACCAAGGATTCAGTCAACCTCATCAAAGAACTGCGGTCCTACACTTGGGCGACCGATAAAGATGGGCGGGATACGGGGGTCCCGATTGATTCGTACAATCACGCCTGCGATGCCCTGCGATATGTGGCCCTCAACAAATTGGCCGTAAGCAATTCGGGGAAGTACTTGGTAGTGTAACTTTACCCCCATGAACCTTGAATCCATCATTTATATAGTGCGTAATGTTGGGCGGCTTGTTGGTTGGTTGCTAATGATAGCGGTAAACATCATTATTGGTTTTGCAATCGCCCAACTCTTAATCCCCCTATTCACATGAACCTCGAATCCATCCTTGACCTCGCCCTTGCCATTGGTCGGGTCGTGCTGGCCTTGGTCTTCATCGCCTGCATCTTAACCCTCCTCATGCAATGAAACTCATCCACTACTACCACATCTATTGCGGCGGCGGCGGCCAATGGCAACTCATCATGCACCAACACATGATGGCCCTCTGCAACTACGGGCTGATTGAGCAACTGGACGAGATTCGGGTGGGCATCGTCGGTCCACCAGAGCAGCGGAAGTTGGTCAAGGATATCTTAGACAACTCGCTTGTGGCGGCAAAGGTCAAGGTGGTTGTCACTCGGACAAACGCATGGGAGCAAGCGACGCTGACCGAGATGTACAAGGCATCGCAAACCGAGGATGCCGCCTACCTGTACGCTCACACCAAAGGCAGTTCCGACCCGTCCCTCATCAACCAACTTTGGTGCAGGTCCATGATATTCTTTAACATCGTCGCTTGGGAACGCTGCCTTGCAGAACTTGAAAAGGTGGATGCGGTCGGAGCATACTGGCTGACCAAGGAAGAGTTCCCCCAAATCGCTGACCACAACAACCCCGACGGCTACCCCTACTTTGCGGGGACTTTTTGGTGGGCCAAGTCAAGCCACATTCGGGAACTCGGAGAACCCGTGCGTGAACACCGCTGGCAGGCCGAGCATTGGATTGGAAAGCGGGAAGGGATGACCGTCTACAACTCCTGCAAGGGATGGCCAGGTCCCGATAAGTTCGTCATCACTTTTTAGCCATGGCCAAAATCCCCGTCATCATCACCAACTTTAACCTGTACACTTGGCCCAAAGCCATGGTCAAGAAACTGATGCGGATGCCTGGGGTCGGACCCATCCTAATCGTGGACAACGATTCAACCTACGGCCCCACGCTGGAATGGTATGAGCAGTTGAAACTGGAAGCCAACGAGGTCGCAGTCATCCGAACGGGGGGCAACTTCGGCCACCTTGTCGCATGGCAGGCTCAAATCCCGCAGCAGTTGTTTGACATGGGCTACCCCGACTACATCGTCACCGACCCCGACCTTGACCTTTCGGCCTTACCCGATGACACGCTCCTGCGGATGCGGGAACTTTGGTACGACCTGCCCGAAAAGACCTACATGTACGAGCAAGAGGAAGGCGACCCGTTTAACGGTGTCAAGTTCTCGGTCAAGGACAAAATCGGGCTTGGCATTCGGACGGACGATGTACCTGCCGATGCCCTGTTCTTTCAGCAGGCCGAACTACGCTACAAGAACCAACCCTACTTCAACGACCTGCAACTTGCACCCGTTGACACGACCTTCGCATTTTACCATCATCAACGGTATCAGCGGGTGGTCATCGGAGGGGCGAGGATGGTCGCACCTTATGAGTGCAGGCATCTTCCATACTACCTGACCGCCGAGGACTTGAATGCGGACTGGGAGTTTCGGCAGTACCTGGACAAAGCCAACCACGCCAGCACCGCCAAGAAGATTGCGGATGGCCTCAAAATCTTTTGACCATGCAACGATACTGCAACGCCATCCGAACCGCAGGAATAATTCCAACGACCGTGCTTGAAATCGGCTCACGGGATGGACACGATGCGAAGGCGATTGCAGACCATTTCGGTGCGAGTTCCGTGTGGGTCTGCGAGCCAAACCCAAGCCAAGCGGATTACATCGCCCAAGCCTATCCCAACTTCAACCTGGTCCGCAAGGCCATCTACAAGCATTCGGGCAAGTTGCAGTTCATCCAAATGCAGGGCAGTCCCAACGAGGTCGGCACTTCATCTCTGCTGGACCGTTCCTACGACAACCTCTACGCCAACGCCAACAGGATTGAGGTGGAGGCCATCACGGGTGCGGAACTCCTTGCGATGATTGAAGGCCCGATTGGGGCTTGCAAGGTTGATGTGGAGGGGGCGACCCTTGAAGTCCTGCAAAGCATGGGCGATTCCATCCATCGGGTGCAGACCTTCCATCTTGAATGCGAACACGAAGAAGTTTGGGTCGGCCAAGCACTCTACAACCAAGTCGCAGCGTTTATGATTGCGAAGGGGTACGAGCAGGTGGACTTTGATTTCGTGATGCCTGGCCTGCAAAGCGATTCCATTTGGATTAAAACCATCAACCCATGAAACTCCAAGACCTGACCATTGACCAATTCCAACGCATCGCTGCGCTGGAGTTCAGCCCTGTCCTCACGGACTACGACAAGCGTGCAGGGGTCGTGGCGATAGTGGAGGGGGTGGATATATCGCTTGTCCGAGAAATGCCCGCCAAGGGGCTTACAAAGCGTTACAAGACCATCATCGCGGAGTGGAACGAGTTGCCTGCCCTCGCCTACAAGCGGCGGTTCAAAGCAGGCGGCAAATGGTGGATTCCAACGGTGTTCACGGACGAGTTGACCGCTGGCCAACTGATTGACCTCATGGACACCGACACGACGGACGAAAAGAAGTTGGTCCAAAACCTGCACCGCATCATGGCGACCCTTTGCAGTGAGGGCGGGTTCATGGGATGGTTCCCGAAGAAGTACGACGGGGCATCTCATCAAGAGCGGGCCGAACTATTCAAATCCCACGCCAAAATCGGCGATGTTTGGGGGGTGGTCAGTTTTTTTTTGCTAAGTTCAGAATCCTACTTGAAAGTTTTGAGCGACTATTCCAAGCACCTGACGAAGGGGATGCAGGCCCAGTAACCAACCCCCTTGCTGGCTACGGTTGGCTGATGGTCGTGTGGAGGATGGCCAACAAGGATGTGCTGAAATTTGATGCCATCTTCGCAATGAAGGCGGTGGAGTTCTTGAACTACGCCCTGCTCATTCACGACATTTTAGAAGCCGAACGCCAAGAGGCAGAGCGGATGCGGAGGCGGTAGGACACAATTTCGGTGGCTGGACATTTACCAGCATGGAGTTCGATGTATTCGTAGGTGGTTCGGGCAAGAAACTGACCGACTTGCAGAAGGAAGCCTTGGCCGACTTCGGGGTAAGCCTTGCGGATGGTGCCATTGAGAACAAGTCCTACGCTTTGGTCACGAAGTGGCTGGAAGGGGTAATAAAATTGGCCAAGCAGAACCTGGCCAACGCCAACGCCATTGCAAGCGATTCCCTATCAGCAAGCATTGACATCAAGCCCATCACCTTGACCGACACTTCCTTCGTGGTGGCTATTGTGGCCAACGACTATTGGAAGTTCGTGGACCTTGGTGTTAAGGGTGCGGTGAGTAGTAGCCGTGCGCCGAACAGTCCCTTTCAGTACAGGGACAAGCGGCCACCTATCCGACCCATCCAGGAGTGGATTGCATTCAAAGAAATCCAACTGGAAGGCCGTGACAAGAAGGCCGCCA